GATCGCCTCGCCGTCTTCGCTGAGTTTGAAAGAGCCCCGGGCGCGCAGGATGATGTCCTCGGCAGCTTCAGGGAGCGCGCCGGCCTTGATGGCAGCAGCGCGGATGGAGTCGGCCAGCACCTTGTCGCTGTACTTGGCGGCGAATTGCTCAGCCTTGTCGGCGCGGGCCTTTTCGGCGGCCAGCTTGGTGTCATAGTCGGTGCGCAGGCGCTCGGTACGGCGCGTAATGACCTCGTCCAGCTTGCCCTCGGCAATCAGCTTGGTCTCTTCATCCTGGCCAACCTTGGTCAGCAGTCCTTTCACGGCCGCGATATCCAAGCCTTCGAACTGGGACTTGAAGCCTTCCAGTTCAGTTTTGGTGGTACGGAGCGAGCCAAGCAGCTCGGTGTTTTTGTTCTTGAGGCCCAAGGTCGCAGCCTCAACAGCTGCAGCAATGGCGGTCTGAACTGCCGGGTCTTCAAGATCAATCTGGTTTTCGTCTGCCACTTGGTGCACCCCTTGGGTTTGGTCAGCCCGCTTTGCAGGCATAAAAAAGCCCCGGCATGGCCGAGGCGGAAGAATGAAGGCGCGCTAGCGCATGTTTAATGCAAACGCGTGACTACACTCGAACACGGCCATGCAGGCCGATACGGAGGAGCAGCGATGAACAAATTAGCGAAAGGATTTTTGGTTTTAGCCAGTGCATCAGGCTTAAGCGCCTGTGCAGGAATCGATTTAGGGGAGAAAGGCCTTACGTATTACGACCCAGTTCCATACGTGCTGATTACAACAAACCCTGACTGCACCAAAACGCTGTCTGCGGTCACGCTGCCGGGTGAAAAGCGAAGACTTGATTTTAAAAATGGGCTTGGCTCTGCGGACGTCAATGTGACACTGGCCAACGGAATGATTACTCAAATTGGCCAGAAAACAGACTCAAAAATACCAGAGACAATGGCCGCATTGGTCCCTCTCATTACTGCCGCACGAGGCGAGGTGAGTACCAAGGCAGTTTGCTCAGCAGCTTTAGAATTGATTCCTATCACGCATCCAGAAGCAGTCAAATTGCGATAAGTACAGGATGGATCAAACTACATAGAGCCCACGCATTACCAGGTAGTCAGCAAAATGCGTCCTGCTCGGGGCATATGGCGGCGGTCGCATTCGAAAGCCTGGTGTGGCTCGCTTGAGCAACGTCCGTCTGCCATTCGGTTCAATACAGTGCGTCGGCTCTTCGATCTGAAAGCCCTGTTCTTCGGCGTACAACTCAACAGCCAGCCGCACCTGCCCCCACTCAATCTCAAAAGGCACGAACGTTTCGGACAGCGTCTGGCATTCGATCTTGCAGTCACGCCGAGGCCAGGCCATTGCCTGATCAAGATTGGCCCTTTGCCCCTTCCACTGTCGATCGTTGATGTCGGCCGCGGCGCGCAGCAGCAGTTCGACCTGATCGGCCTCAGCTTCAGGGATCCGGAACCCGTAGTAGTCGCGGTAGAAGGTCAGTTTCTCCAGCGGCACGAAGCTATTCGCGTCCGGCCTCCCCTTCCCGTCCTCAACGATGATCTGCATGCGCCATCTCAACCTGGTTGAGCGCCGAGTGTAACGCCTGCACGGATGAACATGTCAGGCTCTGCATCCTTCAGTTGCGCCAGCGTCAGCGGCTTGAACGACTTGTCGAGCTGCAGCTTGGCGAACTTCTCAGGCGTCAGGCCGCCATCGCGGAACAACTTGGCTCGCACGGGTCCGAGCGCATGATCCTGAAAGCTCGCCGGCTGCGTCGCCAGCCACTCGTAATAGTTCAGGCTCGCATCTACCTGTGCTCCGCCGTTTTCGCCCACCGAAGCGCGCGTTGCGTCCTTAGCGAACAGTTCCGAAAGCCGCGTCGTCGGCACGGTAGTTGACCGGCAATTAATGTGTGCCGGCGGCAGCGGTCCTTTGCCCAAATCGAAGCGCATACCATCCAACCCCTTGCATTGCTGCGAGGTCTTGCGGTCGAGCGTCGAAACCCACCGATAGCCCAGAACCACGTCGCTGTTGGCCTTTAGCGTTTCCATCCGGGCTGTGGTGGCCACATGCTGGATCGCAGTCTGCACCACAGAGGCGGCGTTGCGATTGCTCACCGCAAGGATTCCGTCCGTAAAGTTCTGCGCCGCGGTACCGCGAATCGCCTTGATGATCTGGGCGTTCGTCTGCCCCTGGCCGAACCCGAGCCTGATGGTGTTCGTCACGCGCATCGTCTCCGTGCGCGTCCAGCCGCTGACGAAGGTCTTCAGCAGCTTGCCGCCGTCGATGCCTTTCACTTGCAGCGGATAGGAGAACACCGCCGCGCGGATCACCGTGTTGCTCGGCACCACCGCGTCGATGGACAGCGCATTGCTCAGGCTGTTGGCCTCGAAGGTCGACTCGTACAGAGCGATATCGACCAGATCTGTCTGCACCAGATCGCCGTAGGCCTTGTAGATCTCGAGCAGCTTGCCGTCCACACGAGCCAGGAACTGCTCAAGGCGGTCCCGGCTGTAGGTGGTCAGCTCCTTCCGGGTCAACTGCACCCGCACAAGCGTGTCGATCTGGCGAAGGTACTTCTCGAACTTCTTGACCTCGCCGGCCTTAAGCCGCTCCAGCATTACCGAGTGGCGCGTCGTCTGCTCCAGCAGTTGGCTGTCTGCCTGCGCCAGGTTTGTCGTTGGCATCGTCTTTGTCCAAGTTGATGCCGGCCGACTCGCGCTCATCGCTGATCAGGTCGGCTTCGTCTTCGTATGGGCGATCCGGCAACTTGCCGGTGGTGAGGTACTGCCAGTAAGTGTCGGCGCTGATCGTGCCAGCCATCATTCCCTTGAGCAGCTCCGCAAGCACCTGGGCATCGACCACAGGGGTCACAAACTCAGGGCTCACCTTGAACTTGACCTGCTTGGGGTCGTAGCCCTTCCACTCAGCTGCGTAGCGCAGCGCCTGCTCCACTGCCTCTGCCACCGTGACGACAATGCTGTGCAAAGTGGCGTGCTGGTCGTTCTGACGTGTTTTACGCGCCTCACCCGACTCGGTACCGCCGACATCCATGACCTTGGCGCCGGCTTCAAGCGCGGCGTTTTTCTGGTCATCCATTGCCTTGCGCACGGCCTCAATCCCAGCGCCTTGAAACTCCAGATAGCCACATTTGCCGTCTCGACCGAGATCCCATGCCGCAGATGGCCCGGTCACGCTCAGCTCCACCGAGTCATCCAGGCCAGATACCCATGGTTGCGGGTGACTGGTCTGGTGTAGCGCAGTGAAGTAGTCAGCGCTCAACTGGTAGGACTTCAGCGCCGCACGCGCCATCGTGAGCAACGGCACCTCATCCACTTCCGGCGAGTTGTCGGTCGAGCCGCAATAGATCACCGGCAGGTATGACAGGCCTTTGACCAGTCGGTTATCGGTGCCAGTGGTGCCCAGGGGTCTCTCCTCTTCGACGATCTCGCCACCTTCGTTCCGCACAGCGGTGTAACAGGTCTCGCCTTGCATGAAGAACTCGCGGAACACCGTGTCGCAGTCGTGGCTGTAGCGGTCGCTGCCCTTCTTTCGGAACTCCCGGAACACCGAAAGAACCAGGTCTTGGCGACCGCCTTGATCAGCCGTGTCCCAGTTGATCGCGTTGCGCGTGGCGTATGTTGAAAAGTATGGTTCGCCGCGCTCATCGATGTTCACCACCAGAGGGACGCGGCCGTGTGAAATAGCCTGGCGGACCATGCGGAAGAACAGTTGCTTCAGGCCGAAGCCGTCAGAAGTGGCATTGTCCTCGATCCCCGTCAGGCCGGCGGGCAGCTCAATCTCCGGAATCAACCGGGAAACCAGCCCCATCATCGATCGCAGCGAATCGCGCACCCAGTGCTCGTACTGAGCACGGTTCGTGTAGTTCTCGTAGAGGTACTTGTTGCCCGCACTGTCGAGCTTCTCAGCTTCGACCATGCCACTCGGCTTGTGCAGGTTGCGCTCGCTACGCTTGACGGCGCACTCACCCTCGAGGGCATCGTCCATCATTTCCCACTCGGCGATGTGCGCGTCGTAGTCCGGGTTTGTCGATTGCACTGGCATCAGGCCAAGCCTCCAATTCGGCGTGTTCCGCCTGTGCGTGTTTTGATCGGGTACCGCTTGGCAATGAAGTAGCCAGGGGCATCCACCAGGTGGTCGTAGCCGGCCTTCTTATCGGGCTCGCCCTTGTCCGTGTAAATCTGGCGCTCCAGGCACTGCGTGTATTTCGGACACTGGTCGACGTTGACCAGATATCGATGCTCGCCGTAGGTATTGGCGAACATCGCGCACATGGCGTTGACCCGATCCTTCACAGCGGGGTTGGTCGAATCCACCACTACGGTAAATCCCGCCTTTTTCAGCAGTGACAGATCAGATTCGCTTGCGCTCTTGCTGCTTGTGTTCTGGCCGCTGGCGTCCGGGTAGATCGCAATGCTGTGGTCAGGAAAGCGGAGCTTGATCTTCTCGATCATCTCAGGCGTGTCCCGCACATCTGAAAACTCGCCGAGCGCCAATGGCAGGTCATCGCGAATGACGTGCACGACTGCCGCCATCTTCATGACGTTGAAGTCCATGCCGATGTGCAAGGCCTCGCCGCGCTTGATGGTTTCGCTGGTGCGGTTCGCCTCACGATTGAACGTGTAGTAGACAACACCTGCGTAATTCTCAAAGCTGGCTTCGTATTCCTGCCGAAAGGTGCGAGGGTCCATCTTGCGGCGCGCCGCATCCAGCTCTTCAGCCGGAACGTTGCCGCCATCGAGCGAGGTGTAGAGCCAGCTCTTGTGATCAGGCTCATGCCCCGGCCGGCCGTCTTGAAACGTGTCGTAGCAGTGATTGAATCCCTTGGGCGTGCCGATGCGTAGCGCGTGACCACCCTTCCGCATGCCGATGCCCGGTATCGAGTATTGGCAGGTCGAAAGCATCGGCCGCAAAACCTCTTCCCAAGCCTCCCATGGACAGTCAGCCCATTCATCCACCAGGACGAAGAACAGACCGGAGCCGCGCAAGTTGTCGTAGTTGTCGAGCCCTACCACGCGCATGACGTGGCCAGACTTGAGCGTGATCGAGCATTCCGTTTCGTTCGGACGTTGTGCACGCCACGCTTCAGGGATTGCCTGCTTCAGCCGACGCCAGAACACGCGCTTGGCCTGCTTGAAGGTCGGCGCGCCGTACCAGATCTCGTCCTCGACGCTCACGCCCCACTCAGCTGCCAGCCGAGCAGCTCGGCGCATCTCAGCTTTGCCCAAGAACGTCTTGCCGAACCGGCGACCACACACCGCATCGCGGAAGCGCGCCTGTGGCTGGAAGCCCCAGCAGTAAATGTTCGCCTGCTTCGGCGTCAGCTTTACCGGCGGGTCATAGGTACGGGGTAGCGGGGACATTCTCATCAGGCTCCAGGGTGTACTCAGCAACGGCGTGCTGCTGGTCCGCTTGGGAGCCCAGAGGTTTTTCAGGTTCGAGGCGACGATTCACGTAAACGTCGCCCACTTCTTTGGCTGCCTGCTCCAGCAACTGGGCAGTCAGCGCCATGTTCTTCATGTTCTCGGCCTTCTCAGCCATGCGTCCCAAGGTGCGAAGTCGATACGCTCGGTTGGCGATCGGGATCTCTGCCGTCTTTTCGCGGAATCTCTTGCGGGTGTCGTTGAAAAGCGTCTGCCACTTCACGTGCAGGTTGCGTCCAACGTACTTGGTCGGGTCGTATGCCTCGCACTGTTGGCGGGTAACTTCGAGTCCAAATCTTTCTTTGACGGACGCCACCACTTGCGATGGCGTGTCAAAGCAGGCGAGAGCCTGTACAACAAAGGCTTTCACCTCGTCTCTGAGTGCGGCCATAAGTGGGCATCCGTCAAAGTACTGTCAAAGTCAGGCCGACTTGAGCAGACAGGTTCCGCAGGCCCTCGATATGTTCAATTTCCCTACCTCGGCAGGATTGTTTGCAGCGTCCACCAGATCTTGCACTTCAGGGCTCGCCCCATATCGACGCACCACACCGACGAACTCTTCAACGTCGTGTCCGCGCATCTCAAGCTTGGGCAATCCTTCTTGGGTGAACTTGGGTGCGCCGTACTGATCGGTCGCCTGAGCGATGTGGTACAACTCATGCTCTACCAGTGCGCAGAAGTCGGCGTCAGAGCATTGGGCGCAGTAGTCGGCGGCCAGGGTGATGATGTAGGCCGGCACGTCGCCGAACCAATCCAGCATCTGCTGTTCCATCCGGGCTTTCTGCCAGCCACCGGCGCGGAACGCTACTTGTTCGGCCTGACCGACAACTGTTCGTCCCTTCTTCGTGAAGGCAGCAGACGCCCACATGACTCTCACGTCCGCATCGATCAGATGGGCGTGGTCTTCGTTGTGGATGCTTCCGTTGTCGGCAAGGATCTCGGCTTGGAGCCACTCCCATACTTCCGGAGCAGGGATTAGGCAAATGTTCGAGCCAGACAGATTCCACAGATCGCTGAGTGAGCCTGGTGGAAATGGCCTCTTCATAAGTCCCCGGAACTTGAATTGGTGGCAGAAAGCCGGTATTTGTCGAGACCTCCAGAACAAAAAGCAGGTCTACTACGTGTCTGATCCAAATATTGAGCGCTTCGACCAGTTAACAGGCCTGGTTTTCTCAAAGCTCTACGGCAGTTTTCCAATTCCGGTTGACTTGTACGTCATGGATTTTAAGGAAGCCCTGTTTTTTAATAGAGAACTCTCCGAAGATGACAAATGCAGAGGTGGTGAGCCATTTGAATTCTTCACTGGCACCATTGATTGGCTAATAGAATCCGGATACATCGTCGAACGCCAGAAGTCTTCCTATGCCTACAAGTTCGAAGATTGCATCCTTACTGCCAAGACTCTGGAAATTTTGAAAGCGACTCCATCAACGCTTTCAGGCGAAAGCATTGGTGCTAGCCTTCAGCAGGCAGCTAAGGGCGGGATGGTTGAAGCCATAAAAACTTTGGCAAATGACGCGTTGAGCAAAGGTTTTGGCCTAGCATCCAAAGCTGTATTCGAAATGGCTAACAGCTGATTCGAGCCCAAGCGAACCAACTCTCGCGATGAATTCCTAAATTTGAAATCGTGCACCCAGAGTTGAACAGTGAATCTACATGAGCCTTATAAATGCCAGAAAAAGACGCACCCGAAGAGAAACAGACGAAGAGTTCAGTACGAAGTTGGTTGACCAATGGCGCGTTGCTGGCCGTACTCGGCGCGGGCTTACACTATGTGATAAACCTATCGGAAGAGCGCGGCCAGCTGAGAAGCGATGTTGCAAATCTAACGGATCGCCTCTATGAAGCGCGGAAAGAAAATGACTCTTTGAAATCCAACGTAAAGGGTTTAAATCAAGAGCTACGTGCCTCGGCTCTAGCGCTCGAAACTAGCAAGCAAAGCTTAGAGTCAGCTCGGAATCGATCGAGTACCGCAGAGAAGCAGATCGAAACAATTGAAGCTGAAGCGGAGACTTGGAAGAAGCTCGTGGCAGACGACAAACGCTGCGCAGTCTTCGAACGAGCAATCAACGATGCTGAAAGAGATTTATCCGTATCCGAAGCCGAGGTTTCTGCGCTGCGGGGACAGCGACGAGAAGAGGCCGTGAGAAAACTAGAGCAAAACCGAAATTCACTCGATCGTTGTAAAAATAGGCGCAGCCCTATGGAAGATCTCTGAAAGTACCTCGTGACACAATTTGCTGATTCGCGAAACGTGTCGCGACTACTTGCTCTGACTGCGCTTGATCTGTGCGTCCACTTGATCTGCACAGGTGTCGAGCAGGTTGATGGCTTGGTTCTTCAGTTCCCAGAGCTGGCCATTGTCGGCGAGGTCTTCATCAGCTACTCGCTCACACGGCACCAGTTCAGGGGGCTCGACTCTTACCGCCGCTGTCTTTGTTACCACCGCCGGTTTTCCCGCGCAGGCCGTCAGGCAGAGGCTGAGCAGCCCAATCACGAACAGGCTTGCTGTTGCGCTTGAGTTCTTCAAAGTTCTTCTCCGCCTTTTTGGCTTTTGCCTGACTGGCCTGAAGACGCTTGTTCAGGTCTTTCTGGTAGTCGGCGTTGCGCTGGGCCTCGGCGCGCAGCGTGGTGATGGTGGCTTGACTCTCGACGTTGGCGTCGACCGCCTTCTGCTTCTCGCCGGCTTCGAACTTCACGTCGGCGCGCAGGGCGATCACGCGGTACTGCTGAATCCCTACGAGGAGGACAGCGACCAGGGCGATGATGATTGCAGCGGCGAAGGCTTTCATGCGGCATCCGCCTTGCGACCGAGGAAGCGGGTCACCAGCTCGCGAATGGCTGTCACACCAAGGAAGCCGATCGTGCCACCGGCAGCGACCGACAGACTGGAAGGCCAGGCCATCCACTCGATAATGCTGGACGCAACGAGGCTCAGCGATCCACAGATCAGCGATTCGAACAGGATCCGACGCTTACTGGTTTCCTTCGCGTCGTACATCACGCGAAGCAACGATACGGTGATGGCCATGATTGCGCCCTGCCAGAGCGGATTGCTCAACGCCAGCCAGATCTTGGCCCATGTGTCTGGCTTATCAGGCATGTTTGGCATCCGGGTTGCCTCCCCCTTGGGGAGATTGATAAATCCGGCGTCCGCTGCACTCCCAGCTCGGGGCAATGGGTGTGGGGAGCCGAAAACGAAAAAGCCCCCGCGAATGCAGAGGCCCTGAATAGGTGCGCTCGTCTTTCCGAGCTGTCGGCCAAAGACTTTCCCAGCGTCGACGCCCCTTTGCATCGATCTCGCTGTTCCTGTCTCGCGCCACCCTGAAAGCATTGTGAGGTCAGAGTGCGCGGGCTGCCGGCGTTGATCCGTGCGTCGCACTATCCGGCTATCGACGTCCAGGCCTTCCCGAAGGCTGTCCTGGCTACAGGTGAATTCGAGGCATAAAAAAACCCCAATCGACGATGTCGACCGGGGTCCTGTTGGTTGCGCTGGACTCGCGAAACCGGTGGGTTATTAAATCACCCGAATGCTAAGTGCTGGAAGGTTGTTAACGAGTAGGGCCGTTGAAGCGTTTGCCACGAATGTTGCCAAGGAAACACCAATTAATTTAGCCATACCATTATCCCCTTTTGGTCCAGTTTGTTGAGTGTTAGAAGTAAGTTTTAAAGCGACGCACCACATAATCAGAACAATAAATCCAAAAAACGCGGCCCCTCCTAACGTCAACAACTTTCCTGCACCGCCCGCTCCGAAGAGTACGAACTGGTCGTCACACCTTGATGCACAAAGGAATGACAGGATGGGTGAATAATGGCTCAATGGATCACCGCCCGTCAAGCGACTTCTGATATCACAAGGCCTTCATGCTCAAGGATGTGCTGAGCCTCGACTAGGGCCAGGTCTACACTGCTCTCCAGCGCTTTGCGAATGTCCCGCCTCCACCGTTCCTGGGTCTTGATCGGGTGCGGCTCGTTCGACCAGTTGTCCATCTCGTACCAGCCGGCCGGCAGCACGTTCGTGGAGCGCTTGCCATCCACACCTGGAAGCCGAGGGAATGCCCAGGTCACCACCGCGCAGTGCAGGAACCGCTCCGGCGCGGGTGAGCGCAACACTCGGGTTAGTTCAGCAATAGCCGCATGCTTGCGTTCGGTATGCGTGGAGAACTTCGCTACCAGGGCGCGCCAATGCTCCGCAGACAGCGCCTTGTGCAAGCGCCCGAAAACCCAGCAGTCCGTCAGGAGAGCAGCCTCCTTGCCGACAATCTCCCCTCTCTGCTTGGCGCACTGCACCTTGGGCTCAAAATCGCAGCCCCCTGCCGAAGTGATTGTCTCGGCGGCCAGCGCTCGGACTACAGCGGAAACCACGTTGCGATAAGTCATGCTGCAGCCCTCTTCAGTTCGCGTGTCTTGGCTCGGTATTCGGCCTTGATGGTTTTGATCTCTTCGACGGTGTACTTGCGGGGATCATGTGGTCCTTCGAGCCATGCCACCGTTTCGGCGCCGATGCGCAGCACCAAGCGGATGCGGTACTCGACAGCGTTGCCGGACAGGTTGCGGTTGCACTTCACGCACTGACGGTGGATGTTCAGCGGCTCGAAGCGCAGCTCAGGACAGGCGCCGACGGATCGGTAGTGGCCAGCGTCCCATCGGCTGCCGGTCATGAGGTCGTCGTCGTTCGGCATCGAGTCGCAGCTGATGCATGGCAGGTGCGCGTCACGCACGCGGACGTACTCATTCACCGCTGCCTGGGCTTCGCGCAGGTGATCCGCCCTGCTCTTCAGCTTCTCCTTGCGAATCTGGATCTCGCGGCGATCGCACTGCTCGATCGCCTTGCGAGCTTTCTCTTGATTACGCGGGGCATCAATTGCCGCACAAGCTGGACTGCAAACCGCCTGCCCCATCCGCGATGGAACGAATGAGGCCCTGCAGGTAGCGACGCGGCATTTCTTGGGCTTTGGCTGCTTCCTTGCGATCGTCATGCAGCCTCCTGTCTCAGCAGATCATCGAAGTACACGCCCTGCTGTGCGAAGCGCGCGACGATCCGGTCGGTATACGCCACGCCTTGAGCGCGATTGAACAGGCTCGTCACTGGGAAGCCATCCGGGCCGAACAGATGGCAGCCTCCCATCATCTCCAGCTTCGTCGCGTAGGGAAGATGGCGCATCACCCGATACCACTCTGTCTGAAACCCGGCATCCTCGTTCAGCAGTATCTGCACGCCGATATGCAGCTTGCAGTATCGGCGAGCGTCGGCCTCGTCGCCGATCTGGGTCATCTCGGCAATCCGCTTGTACATCGCGAACCACAGCCGGTTCTGGTCGAGCGTGCGGTCCTTTCCCGAGCGCAGCGATACGACGACGAACTTCTTGTCGCGGTACATGGCGCTAAGCTTCGTGATGGCCTCGGAGAGTTTCGCCTGACAGTTCACGGAGATTTTGTCAGCCATGGGTGGCCACCTTGTTCAGCAATCCGTTGATCAACTCGCCGAGTTGCTGTGTCAGTCGTTCATTTTCAACCAGCAGCTCCAGCGCCACCTCCTCCACGGTTTTCTCCCCGAGGAAGTCCTGCAGCGCCTCAGTGTTGCGCTTCCAGTCTGCGCAGTCGGCACGGTAAGACGCAGCTTCCGCCCACAGCAGCTTCTGGAGTTTTTGTTTATCAATGCTCATTGAGCCGCACTCCTTGCTTCCAATTGTTCGGCCTGCTGAATCAGCAGCGCCCGGCGATCCGCCAGTTCATTGGCTGCCAGAATTCGCAGTTCTGTTTTTTCCTCGGCCGATGCTTGGCGCATGGCGAGCATCGAATCCTTTACCGCGGCGAGCTTCTCGCGCAGTTTTGGGGAAGGTCGGGTTACATCACCGGTGAGCAGCGCAACGACGGCCCGGCCGTCTTCAGTAACCGGCGCGACACTCAAGTCGGCCAAGTACAACTGCCCGCGCTCATGTGGGATCCGTTGCATCTGCACAGCTTTGGTGATCGCGTGTGTGCGGCGGTTGGCGTCGAAACCGACCGATACGTGCCAATTGACGTGTTTGTTGTCCTCACGAGCCTGACCCACCAAACGCTCGTAAGCGCTGTTGAACGCCATGCGCGCACCGACCTTGTCGCCGGCATCGAGTACAGGTTTCGCGGCTGCCAGCGAGAGCTGGATTTCATCGGTCAGCACCACGGTTTCGAACTCGTCGTTCGTAGTCATGGCGATCGCCCATGCTTCGTCTTTGCCCGGGCGACCGTCAGCGGCCTGCACGCGCTGGAGAATGTCAGCCATGGCCAGCTTGCCCTTCACCTCGAAACGGCAGGCCTTCAGCGCGGCTTTCACGGTGGGCACTGAGTAAGCGCAGAGGTCTTCCGCCATCATCGCCGCGGTGCCTGGGTTCATTTCCTGACCCATGGCCTCGGCGGTGGCGCAGATCGCTGCAGCTAGCCCGGCAACCTGTTGGTCGTTCATTTCAAAGGTATTCATTGCGCTCCCCTGCTTGGCGCTTGGCCAAGACCATTTGCGCGGCCTGCTCGGCGGCGGAGACGTTCGCTTCGGTCCGTTCCATCTGGCGCGCTGTCGTGCCGTTGATGCGCTGACCGGTCACCCACTGGGTGTGGTAGCTCTCGGCGTTGGCCAGCAGTTCGTTGAGGCTGTGGCACTTGCGCAGCACCGCGGCATCGGCGGTTTTCAGGAAGTGTGCAGCGACGTGGTGAGCGACATCGGCGCCGAGGCGGTCGACCAGTTGGCCAAGCTGGCCACCGACCTTGGCGTTCCACACCGGCCAAGTGCTGTAGCGCTTGCGGTAGGCCATGGCGTAGTTCGCCCAGACCTTGAAGGTTTTGCAGGACTGGTCTTTTGGGCCTGGCATGTCGGCAGGAATCTCAACCCGTGGCGCATCGGTGCGATCAACCACCAGAACCAGATTGCGGGCCGGCTTGTCCGGGCTGCCTTGCGAGTCCTGACTGGTATCCTGATTGGTACCCTGATGATTGGTATCCTGATTTGTCGGAGATTTTTCCGACCCTTGCTCGGATTTTTCTCCGACCTTGATCGGATTTTTTTCCGAGGTAGATCGGATTTTTTTCCGACCTTCGTTCTTCGGTGGGGTCGGATATTTTTCCGACCCGTCCAGTTTCTGGTTCCACTCAATCGCCTTGTCGGTCAGGCGAAACAGGGTGATGTTCGACGTGCTGGAAAGCTCAATCAGACCGGCCTCTTCCAGGGCCTTCAGCATGCGGTAAGCAGTGTCTGGCTTGTCGGTGAGCAGCGGCAGCTCCTCGATGATCTTGGCCTTGCTCAGCGCGAAGAAGATCCCGTCGTCAGTCTTGATTGGCTTTGTCCAGCTCGGGCAGCCATAGACGAAGGCAAACAGCAGGGCCTGCTGAGAGTTCAGCCCCCACTCCAACGCCTTCACCTGATTGATCGTGACGGTGAATTGCATATCAGGCCTTCCCGACCAGTTTGGCCAGTTCGAGGAAGCGATCGACGTACCAGTGAGGCTGCGTCTCGCGTGGGGATTGGGGGTTGGTCAGGTTCTTGCCGTAGGTCATGCCCTTCTCGGTCACCGACCAGAACGGAACCATTTCCTGTTTGGAATTCTTGCGCTGGAGCTGCTTCAGAAAGCCCTTGGTTTCCAGTGCGCGGTTGAACGCAGCGGGAGACACGCGAATGCCGTTGTCTTTCAGCAAAGCCGTGGCTGACTTGGTGGGCATCGAGGATCCGCCGGTAGCATCTGGCGCGGCGTCGACGGCGTAGCCTGGGAGAAACTTCGGGTCAAGACCGTTGTTCTGGGCGATCTTCGTGAGCATGGCCATCTGGCAGGATGGAGCCGGCTTCAGCAGGCGCGTGAAGCACTCCATGATTGCGATCTCGCCCACCACCTTGGTGCCGCTGAGCAGAACCTGCTCGCGAGCGCCCTGCTGCTGTTCAAGTTCGCGCCAACGGCGAATCACCTTCATGCGCATCGGGGCGCTGTAGCCGGTGAGCAGGCAGTCGGTGTGTTCGCGGTCGAGCATGTATTCGACCTGCTCCCGGTTTTGACCGTCTAGATAGATGTGCTCAAAACTGAGTACATCTAATTTCAGTTCTTTCAGCATCGCAGCGATGTCGCGCTTCACGTTGGCGTGCCGCTTGCCGGTGACGTTAGCGATCTCGCGGGAGGACATCGTGGTACGCGACACGTTTTCAGAATTCGAAAAACGTGTCGCGACACTGTCGGGGGTATTGCTTGAAGTAGGTTCGCTATGCATAATCGGCCTCATCAAGTGTTAATGAATTAGCCGGGGCGCAATCCCGGCTTTTTTGTGCCTGCGATTCAGGCAAGCTTCAAATTCAGTTTGTGTTTCGCAAGCAGGGTCTCGGCCTTCCGTCCCAACTCCCCCGCCCTGGCCTCGACCTGACGGCATTGCTCGGCGAACGCCGGCAGGTGAGGAAGGTCCTCTTCGCACATCACCTGGTCGTCAAATACTTCGCTTCCGGTGTCGATCACATCGCCCAGCGCGCGGATCAGCGCACCGAAGCTTTTGTTGGCGCACTGGTCGCTCTGCATCTGGCGAGCGCCGATCAGGCCATGTCGGCCGGCCAGCTCATTGATGCAGTTGTCGCGAAACTCAGGCTCCAGAGCATTCACCCAAGACTCCTCCAGCCAAGACGGCATCTCCTGATCCCCGGAGAGCCAGCGCTGTACACGCTTCAGCCAGCGACCGGTCGCCTTCACAAACTCGCTCACGTCACCGGTCAGTTCTGGCGAATTGAAGTCTGGAACTTCCTTCTTCTTGGCGCGTTCAGGAATCGACAGGTGCAGCTCACGGCTCAGCGATTGCGCGAAATCGTCCTGGCTCAAGCTGGTTCGGGCGATCTGGTTTGCCGCATGCGCCACCAGCACTTGGTCACGGGTTTGGGCGTTATGTCTTGGACTGGACGTTTCCATAGGGACTGCTCTCTTCTAATCTGGCTTCAACGGATTGGCGGACAGGGATGTCGCTTAGGCGGCCATCTCGGCCCAAGGAAACGACGGGCACAGGTTTTCTTTTTTGAAAGCACCTTCGGTCAGCGCCTCCGCTCGTTTGGCAATAACCGGAGACATGCCGTGCTTCCCCCGAACCCAACCGGAAACGGTGCTTTGATCAACCTTGAGCTTTTCGGCGGTGGCCTCCTGGGTGCCGAAGTAGTCAACGAGGCCCTTGTAAATTGCGTTCATGATGCCCCTCCATACGGGAATACCCATATAGTAGTTTATGGGAATACCGATTTGCAAGGGTATGGGAGCGCCCGTAATACTTCACGGATGGAATTCAAAGACCGACTCAAAACCGCCCGCCGCCATGCCAAGCTCAATCAGACTGAGCTTGCTGAGCGCGCCGGACTCACGCAGACCTCAATCTCCGATTTGGAGAGGGGAAAATCGAAGGCTACAGCCTTCGCAGCCCAGATCGCCTCTGTTTGTGGCGTGTCCCCGATGTGGCTGGCTGAAGGTGTCGGTGACATGCTCAAGGGTGTGCCTGATCATCAGGCTGAATTCATCCAGCCCAGCGTGAAACTTGGCACCATCGAAACCTGGGATGACGAAACCCCACTCGATGACGATGAGGTCTACGTCCCCTTTCTTCACGAAGTCGAACTGGCGGCCGGATCTGGCAGGTTTGCGATAGAGGAAAGCGCCAACTCGCGTCTGCGCTTCAACAAGAAGGATCTACGCCACAACGGCGTTCAGTTCAGCAACGCGAAGTGCGTGAAGGTTGGCGGGAACAGCATGATGCCCGTGCTGCGCGATGGCGCAACTGTAGGCGTGAACGTCGGAAAAAACTCCCTGAGTGATATCGTCGACGGCGAGATGTACGCCATCAACCACAATGGCCAGCTCCGCGTGAAGCAGGTTTACCGCATCCCGATCGGGATTCGCCTGCGCAGCTTCAACCGCGATGAACATCCGGACGAGGACTACACGTTCCAGCAGATCCAGGAGCAGCAAATCTCGATCCTGGGGCATGTGTTTTGGTGGGCGATGTATTCACGATAATGTATAGAGCTCAATCAATTACGGTTTGCATTTAGCTTTAAAAAGGAGTTTTGCATGAAGCCAATTTTTGCAGGTGACAAGCTTGCCCACGTTAAAGCCGCGGGGTTTATTAACGAGGAAGCAGACCAGAATGTCGGGTTCGTTTTTGGACCTCCCGACGAACCTCGGATTTCTCTCACTTTTGGCAGAGACAAGATGACAATCGTGGAGGAAGTGTATGTAGAGACCTCCAACGGACTATTCCGCCCCGAGCCTCACAACGATGGTTTTTATCTCGAGCGGGTGGATTTCGGTACTTTCACCATGCGAGTGGAAGCGGCTATTAGACTAAGATCTATGCTCAACGAGCTCATCAATACTGCTACATCCGGTGTCCTAGGCAGACCAGTATCAGAGGACTGATACCAATGTCGGCAGCACTTTCGGCGCATTCAGGGGTGATCAGCGGATCGTCGTGGTTTTCGTCTTGCGACACTGGATCCGCAAGCCTTCTGTCCTTTAGATCAGCAGCATCCGCCATTCAAAGCTATGCTTCAGAGTCACATAAAAGCGAATTTTCGGATGCCAGTGGAAAAATTGAAGTCGCTAAGACTCCAGAAACACTTGCGTTTCGATCTGTAATTTCGATGCCTGCCGGTGCAGAGATAGGTTTTATCAGTGCATTGGATCTCTCACTGGCGAGCCAACTTATTATTGAGAAATATTCAGAGGAGCTTGGGATGGCGAGTAACACCTTGTCTAGGATGGACATATTCGTGTCTCAGACTCTTCCTATTTTGGCAGTAGTGATAGGGGCAGCATGGGTGATGTATACCCGTCTGGACGATGCTATCGGCGATGCAAGGCTCGAGACCAAACAAGATTTTAAGGGTGTGAACGAATTAATCGAAACTCGATTTAACCGCGCAGAAGCAAAACTTGACTCTCTGGACGGCAAAATGGATCAAAAGCTCTCAGCAATCCTGCAGCAAGTCACAGATCTACGAGTTAGGCAGACTCAAACAGAAGACAAAAGATAGAAATGCAGCCCGGCCGAGCGCTGGGCTTTCTCATTCCCCTCCTTCCCCTCCAGCCAATGGTGGCGCACCGCCACGAATGGTAAAATTTCAATTCAATTGATGGAGGGAACCGATGAAGATCGTAGGCTTGATTTTGCTCGGGCTTGTTTGCCTAGTCAGTTTCCTAATTGGGAGCGGCACCAACAGTTTCGCCATGATCGCGAGTATCGTGTTCTTTCCGAGCGCCATCGCGTTGTACTTCTACCCGACAATCTGCGCTGTCGGCGAACACCCAAAAACCACACCAATCTTTGCGCTAAACCTCCTTGCGGGCTGGACATTTATCGGATGGATCGCGGCTTTCATCTGGGCCTTAAGCAGGCCCACACCCATCGAGTTCGCAAGGGCAAGTGGTTTTCCGGAATCGGCACGACGAGCACATGGGCCTGTATCAGAAATGAAGGACTGCCCCTTCTGCGCGGAAACCATCAAGGCGGCCGCCAAAAAGTGCCGATACTGCGGTTCTGAATTGGAGCAGCAGGTCGTGTAGACGGCATCAGCGTCGTATGAAGCCCGCCAAGCGCGGGCTTTTTTTCGACCAAAAATACGGGCGAAACAAATTTTATGGGAATACCCGTTGACACGAAATATGGGAGTGCCTATATTTCACCAATCGCAGCGACACACCGCCACTGCGTAGGGCCTCAACAGACCCGCCGCTCTTTAGCTCCACCGCTCCACCTTGCCGGATCACCACCGGCCCAGATTCGAAGGCAGCGATGAACCGGCCTCAACGGTTCAGAGGGTTGGCAACTGACCCGGGCGTGCAGCGTAAAACGTCGAAAGCAGTTATCCAGCGGGAGAACAAGCCGAAAGGCCCGCGGCTGGAGGAACAATTTGATTCAGCCAGTGACCGACGCCAGAAGCGGGTCACGGCGCCACAGATTTACTGATGCCGCTTCGATGAGGCGGCATTGGAAATCAACGGAGGGCAACACGATGACCGATGCAGCAGCAGCAACGCAAACGAAGTGCACGTACTGCGGTAAGCCAGCCGAACAGGTGGTGCGCCGCAACATCCACGACCGAACCCGCGACCCGCACACCAATCGTCAGGTGCTTCGTACTCGAGAGCTGCCGTTTTGCAGCGCTGAGCATGCAAGCTACTACCAAATGGGCTGCGAAGGCTGACCGGGCCTTTTCACTGATGCACCTGGTGATGGGTGCATTGGGAAAACAACCGGAGATAAAGCTATGACCGAGCAACAGAAACAAGCGCTGAAGGACCTCAAAGAACTTCTGATAATCGCTACTGCTTGTGGCGCGCTCGACTACCTCCAAGGAATTGTTGATTCGCCTGACTCAATCAACGATGTAGTTGACGCCATCAGCCAGACAGTCTGAACAACCAGCGCCACGACAGCCTGTCGTTAACTGCCCAATCCTTTCTATGAGAGCGCATCGGGGTGTGATCTGAGTACCGTCTGGCTGCGTGAGAGCAATGTCAGGCAAACGTCATGCAGATCACACCCCGATGCGGGCGAAACTGCGGCCTATAACCGCCCACCTGCATCAATCCCAGAATCGGTTGTCATCGAGCGCTGGTGAACTGAACACGGCCGTGGAACTCGGCGCCGGAGACGTAACCGGCAGCTCTGGTAACTTGAGATGGTCATGCGGGCATGGTCAAATAAGTAATGGCCTTTTGCTACGGTAATCTCAGTTGAAACAGAATCGCGGAATAATCATATTTTTCTCGGCAATGACTTTGCTCTTTATCTTGGTACAGGTATGGCATGCGAAGACAGCTCCGGAAGAGAAAATGCAGGAGCGGGAGCGCCAGCTAAAAGGTCTCGCGCTCATCATGAGTGTTCAGTCCGGAAAAGCATCTGATGATTCAACTCGCGTCGACTCGGTGTCCTACGGCGATGAGGTCATGCGTATCTCTTACACACTTACAAAAGTAGCGAAGGACGAAATCGATACCGATGAGTTCACCAAGGACGCAAAAGCGCTTGCAGTTACTGCATTCTGTAATGAAAAAGGTCTAGGACAATTCGTGAGAACGGGTCTTTCCATTAACCTTCTGTACAAGGATTCAACCAGCTCACCGATAGTTGAGTTTCAGATAGGCAAGTCCGACTGCCTCTGAACACTGCCTCTTGAAGCCCGCCTCCCTCGCGGGCTTTTTTCTGCGTGTCGTACCGCAATGAGTCCGCGCAGCTAGTCATCAATCTCCCCGACCAATCCCGAATGCACTCCCCTCCGCGCCCAACGGCAACCAGCGGAGCGGATGAGTGCATCCGATTTTTGTTGGATCAACACCTGCCACCACGGAGGCGACCATGGCAACCAGCTATGCAGACAGTGCGCAGGCCCGAGAGTGGGAAAGGCGCTACGACGACTGGGGGCGCCCGAAAGCGCCGAAGGTCGAAGACTTCCACGACTACGAGGCTGCCGCATTCCAACGCAATCAGCATCAGAAGTTAATGGCGGCGCAGGAGTTGATCGACCGCAAGGCGCGGGCCACTCGAATTGCAGCAGCAGTAGTCGCTTATGGCGAATTCTGGGGGCTGAAATGAACGTTCAGCAGCGAGATCACCAGACGGCGATCACCTGGATCGAGGGCGAGATCAACAACATGATCAAGGATCTCGGACAGCCCAACGCCAGCGCCGCCGCGACATCTGCAATCACCCTCGCCTTCCTGCTTCGCGCCATCGATAACGATGAACACCGGCGCTTCCGGGCGCGCATTGATCAGATCTACGCCACCTACAACGCTTCGATCACGCAAGGAGCTGCAGCATGACAACGCCACCGGTAAAAACGCTGGTTGATGAACAGCTCGACGACATTGAGCGGCGCATCGCCATTCTCGGCTTCGGTCTGCCCTTTAACGAAGTGATCGGTCGCCAGCCTGATGAGCTGGTCGCCAGTCTCCCGCAGCGCCTGTCGGTCACCATGAAAGGCGGACGCATCGCTGTGAGGGCTCGGCCATGAAGCTCGTCTACTGGATTCTCGCTACCGTCCTCGTTGCCGGGATGGCCGCTTACAGCACTGCGCGCGATTCGTCTGGCATCTGCGAGGTGCCGCACTCGACCGCCTACAGGGTGTTCCGGTGACATCCCGCCAACTTGCCCGCCGCATTCTGATCCGTCGCGGCTCGTTCTCCGCCATCGGCGTTTTCACCCTCCTGATGCTGCTCAGCGCCCTCGCCGATCACGTCACTCAATAAACATCACCACCACAAGCTGCGCTAGGCGCGGCAAGGAATCGTCATGTCCGCAAATGCAAAACAAGCCCCCGTGTCGGCCGACCTCGAGCTAAGTGAAACCGGCAGTACAAAGAGCGCTGTTGCTCCTGCAGTTGCCGTCACCGACATCGCGGAGTATCGGCCGCATGAGGAGCAGATTGTCCGGCTAGAAACAAGTTACGCGAAGCTCGTCGTTGACTGCTCGACCAGTGAGGGGCTGGCAAGCGCCAAGGAAGTGCGCGTCGACATCCGCGACGTGCGCTACGCCCTGGCAAACACCACCAAAACTGCACTCGTTCCTTACCAGCAGAAGGTCAAAGAAGCCCAAGCCCGCGTCAACCAAGTAAAGGAGTTTGGCGAGGCGCTGAAGGATCGAGTTCTAGCGATTGAAGCGCCTGTCGACGAAGCCATCAAGGCCGAAGAAAAGCGCATTGCAGACGCTAAAGCCGAACGCGAGCGCATCGAAGCTGAGCGCGTCGAAGCTATCCGAGCAAAAATCACCCGATTCAGCTCAGTCGCTGCGGCATACGCAAGCCGTAGCGCTGCCGATGTTGCCAGCGTGCTGCAGAACGTCAAAGAGTCGGTGATCCTGCCTGAGGAATATGCCGAGTTCGAAGCGGAAGGCACGATTGCGCGCGACAACGCTATTGAACAGCTTGAAACGCTGCACAGAGCCGCTGTTGACCGAGAAGAAGCTGCCGCCAAGTTGGCGGCTCAGCAGAAAGAACTCGAAGCGCTGCGCGAGAAACAACGGATTGCCGATGAAAACGCAGAGAAGGAACGCCAACGGATCGCAGCAGAAGATCGCCAGCGTATTGCAGATCAGCAGGCAGAACTCAACCGGCAGCGCGAACAACTGCAGCGTGATCAAGACGCCCAGCGTTTGAAGGACGAGGAGAATCAGCGTGACCGGGAAGAACTGGCACGTCTGCGCGCCCAAGCTGCCGCACCGGCGCCAATCATTGCCGCGCCTGCGCCGACAGACACCGAGGCGGTCGAGGTCGTCCCCTTCAACGAGGCCGTGATCGCCCCAGAATCTGACGACCTGACCACAACCGCTCCGCCGGTTGACGACATCGTCGAGGTCGTAGCGCTGGGATTCGACGTAAATATCGATACCGCTCGGACTTGGCTTCGCGCTATTCGCTTCTAACCCTCCCCCTCCCTTTTGAAGGCTGGCAATTCATCGTCGGCCACGGAGAGCGCAATGAACGACTCAGATACTCAAGCAGCGACTGGCCTTGCTACTTACCAAGACCCGTCCCACAACGCAGCTGCACTCATTCTCGACCCAGGCACCATGAAGTCGATGAGCGACCTCGCCATGATGATGTCGAAGGGTGTGACGACTGTGCCCAAACATTTGAAGGGCAATCAAGCCGACTGCATGGCAGTCGTCCTGCAAGCAATGCAGTGGCAAATGAACCCCTTTGCGGTTGCTCAGAAGACTTTCATCGTGAACGGTGGTGCACTCAGCTATGAGGCGCAGCTTGTCAACGCGGTGATCACCGCCAAAGCACCAGTCAAAGGACGGTTGAACTTCGAGTGGTTCGGCACTTGGGAAAACGTCATCGGAAAGATGCGCGAAGTGACCAGCCGAACCAAGAAGGACGAGGACACGGGCGAGTTCAAGAAGTACCGTGTTCCGGGATGGAGCTTTGACGACGAGAAAGGGCTTGGGATCAAGGTCTGGGCAACGTTCAAGGGCGAGGATGAACCGCGCACTCTAGAACTTCTGCTCACTCAGGTTCGTACCCGGAACTCGACACTTTGGGCGGAAGATCCAAAGCAACAAATCGCCTACCTGGTTACGAAAAAATGGGCCCGGCTCTTCTGTCCTGACGTCATCCTTGGCGTCTACACGCCCGACGAGTTCGAAGACTCTTACGGTGGCGAAATCGATATCACCCCTGCGAAGCAAGCCTCAAATACCGCTGCCGGTGTGTCGTTCGGCCCGAAATCCCCTTCACCGGAAATCGACGGTGTATTCGCAGACCTTTTGGTCGTCGCGAAGCAGCAGGACATCGACGCCTATGCGGCGGCTTGGGCAGCTCTAAAGCCCAAGCAGCGTGCGGCGATTGGTTTGGAGTGTCATGAAGCACTCAAGAGCATGGCGGCAATCGTTGATGCTGACTTCACGGACATGACTGGCCCCGTCGAAGACCTGTCGCAGGTCGAGGATGCGACGTAGTGAGAACCGAACTGCAAGGTACTGAAAAGTGGCATTCAGACCGATCCGGTCGAGTGACAGCCAGCCGCTTCAAAGACGTAATGGCTTGGGGAAAACCTGACAAGCATGGGAAGCGCGAGCCGATGGGCGCGCGGACCTCCTACATGCGCGAGCTGTGCTTCGAACGACTGGCAAAGAAGTCCAAGCACAACGTCAGCAGCGCTTCCATGAAGTGGGGTCACACAGAAGAGCAAAAGGCTCAGGACGCCTACGAGATGCTGACCGGCAACATTGTCGTGCCGTCGGAATTCATCGTTCACCCGAAGTATGACTGGCTCGGCTGCTCGCCAGACGGCCTGATCAACGATGACGGTGGCACCGAGTCAAAGTGTCCTTTCAACGAGGCGATCCACGTCAGGACTTGGCTGGAGGGCATGCCCGAGGAACATATGCCGCAGATTCAGGGCTGCATGTTCGTGACGGGCAGGCAATGGTGGGACTTTCTGTCCTTCGATTCCCGCCAAGACGAGGAGTGTCAGCTCTATATCGAAACGATTTACCGCGACGAAGACTACATCGCCAACCTGCACAGAGAGCTCGTCCAATTCAACCTGGAGCTGAATCGCATGGTTGATGAGGTCGCGGACAAAGCACGGGCACAAGCCCATAGATTAGGAGCTTGAGCATGATCAGGCTGAATCTCAACGCAGTTCGAACGAAACAAGGTGAGTCTGACCGGATCGCGGCGGCGACAGCTGACTTCTGGAGTCGGCCCGGCAGCAGCTTTAAGGAGCTGCCGCCAGCTCGAATGAAGCCGAAGCCTGAGCGGCGCGATTGGGTAGACCCTGAAACGGTACTCAAGCGGCGCCCGAACCGATATCGGCGGCTGACCGCAAAGCTCTGCGAAAAATGGCGGACTCGCTATGAAGTCGAAACGCAAACCCAACAACGGTTTCGCCCGAGCTGAACGCAGCTGCCGGGCGCTGCTGCGCACCAATCACGTCGCGGTGGTCAACATCGATCCCAGCGGCAGCCAGATCATGGCGAACTGGAAGAGCTGCCGGCAGATCCGCAGTCTGGCGATCGCCAACGCGATCTTCGATTTCTCCTACCGCTGGACGATCTACATCGGCGCCATGTGTCGCGACGAGCGAGGCGCCGAGTACATCAAGTCGGTCGAGATATCGCCGGAGGGCATCTACAAGGTCGAGCGCCTCACCGATGCGATCGAGCATTACTACCTGGAGCTGCGCAACAGCGCGAACCCGGCCCATCTGGTCGCATCAGGCTGGATCGCGATTCCGGACGAGGTTTCGATGGATGAAGCCGAAGCCGCGAAGCTGTTCTACGCCGCCGGCGCCTGGCATCAGGTGAAGGTAGCTGCGTGAGACGTTCCAGACCCCAACAACGCAAACGACAGACCTGGCTGGACTTGCCAGCCAGCGGAATTGAAGAGGTAGGTCATGGCCAGATCAGTAAAGGAACGGTCGGCGAAGGCTGCACAAAAGCGCCAGTTTGTCGCCGAGAAGGAATTGCGGCACAAGGTCAGACCGGGTATCGAGCAGGCAATAGGGCGAATCTGCGTCAGAGGCAAGACTTCAATCATCAGCGAGGTCTTGCAGATCGCCATCATGAAGATGGACTTGATGTCGGACGAAGAACTTCAGGCATTCCTGAGTTATCCGCGCCACGAAATCGTGGTGAGTGAAAACGTGGCGCAAGATATATACCGTAGTGGCCGCCGTGAAGCGGTGAAGCTCGATGCTTGCGAAGAGTAAAATAAAACTACAACAAGATCCGGCATTATTTCTTTGCAAGCAGTCCTAGAAACACACCGAGTACTACTTTTGCACTTTCAAAAAACCATTTACCAGCATCCACTACTGACGCCTTGTCAGAATTTGCACAGAATAAGCCCGCCCCAGCACAACAAACCAATATCAACAAGGCGCAAATTGGCATCCAGTTATCGACGATTGTAATTACGGCATAATCCCTGACTCTAGGCTTTTCACCACCGCCTTGTACGGTTTTCTTTGAGGTCGCGGCGAATTCGCTCCAGCTATTCATTCTGCGCCCTCAGGAATGCGGCTTTCGAAAAACTCGTACGTAAGATTAAAAGACTGAATATCAAAGGCCCTATCTACCCTAAAAAACATAGACAGCTGGAAGCCTCTCATCTTCACAAGATCAACTGGCGTTCTCAAACCGCCACTTGATCCATTTTTTACGTTGTAGAAAGTAAGATCAATAGTGTCGTTGACCATATCTCCAACGACCATTGAAACAGGATCAAACCGAGCATCTTCTTTCAAAAAAAAGCGAATTTTTAGCGGTGTAGAAACAAAGCTCGAAGAAATTTCGAACGAGATCGGCTGATCGAAAAATCCAAAACACACTCCTCTGTCAACTGATCTCACCTCAGGAGTCGAAGAACCCAAGCATTTAATCGCAAACATTTTCATCACCTTAAATTTCTCTCACGAGCTTAATACCCCAACCCGAACCAAATTGCCACCACCGGTCACGGAGGGCGGCGCCTGACTGGAGATAATCTATGACCCACAACTGCGCATACGTCCGGCAGCACTATCAGGTGCCCGCCGAGATCGGCCGCCGCGTCATCGCCTATGGGAAGCCCGGCGTCATCCTGGCGGACCGCGGCCATTACATCGGCGTGGTGCTGGACGAAGACCCGAAGAAGCGCATCGGCAACTACCACCCCACCCACGAAATGCAGTACGGCGAAATGGCCGAGACGCTACCGCTCAAAGAGTGGTTGGTCCTGCCGTTCAAGCATGACTGGGACGATCTCGACTGGAACCGGGAAGCTCGTGAAGATCTGGTGAGGGTGTGGGCAGCCACTCGAAGTCAGGCCAAATACAAGGCCTATGAGCGGCTTCAGGATTACTGCCACAGCATAAAGGCGATGCTGCATTTCAAAGTTCGGCGCGCCTGATCAACGCTTATCCTTTCGCACCTGCGGCTTCACGTTTCTCATCCATGTGTGAAAGATGTTCTCGACGCATTTGCGCTGTGCTAATTCAATCAGGGCCCGCTCAAGCCATTCAGATTTAGGAAGAGCCTTGGATATGTATTCAGGGCGGTCATGTTCGGATGATTCCTCAATAAGGAAGAAAAGGTCCATCTGAAGGGCGCTCCAAGCAGAGTGGACATCGTCCAGATCACGATCGGTGAAAAGCAGCTGCAATCGCACTATGTCCTGCGACAGCTCATATCGAGCTATCGGCCAATGAGCATCGAGCGATTGCTTTTCATGCTGGGTCAATCCGTGGAGTTGATACTCGCCGTGCACTTCACTAAGGAGGAACCTTGTAATGAGATTCGCTCGTAGCAGCGCACCGCTGGTTTTCTCGTAGCGCTCTAACCACAATTTTTCTTGCTTTGTTTTGAATACCGCGAAATATGCGCCAGCGGCGGCGACCAAAATAGTTAGTAAAAACGAAGACATTACTTCTCCTTGATCCGGCTCCATGCCGGGCCGAACACAAATACCCCACTTCTACGAATCACGCCAGATCGGGGAAGACGAACTCACGTAATGACTTACCGCTTGCGAGAAAATCCGTCAGAAACACCACTGGGGCACCTCTATCCTTGGCGGCTCTAAGTGGCCCCTTTTTGGCGTCTAGCGTAATTACCGTTGCGCCGGACACCGCTCGAGCACCAAGAGATATGTCAGTTTCGTCCGGATATAGCCCTGACTTTCTTTTCTGGAGTTCGCCTTCCTTGCGCTGCTCGTTAATGAACTCTACTTCTTCGAGACTCGCATACCGGCCGCCGTTGCCAGATCCATCTCCGTAGCCTCCCGCCCTTTGATCCTCGGGCGAGTGTCGTGGATCGTAGAACCCGAACAGCCTGTCGGTTTTTATTTCCCAATTATCGATCGAATTCTCAATGAATTGCTTTAGCCAAAGCTTCCCCTCCGGTATGGCGCGCTTCTCTAAATCCTGCTCACCAACGATACGAAGCGAAAACTCACCAGGTGGAAACTCGGCAGATAAATCGATCGAATGATCGTGTATGAAGTTGAAGATGTTGCTATCGATATAGACGTGCTTCATTGCCGACCCTCTTTGTCCGTCCGCGGATCCTAATCGTAGTCGATCTCCGACTCGCCCGAACCCACCAAGAAATTTATTCACCTCCACCGTCCGGGCATGCCCCGGCAAGGATTCTCTATGTCCGCACAACAGAAGAAACACCCCTTCGATTTCAAAACTCAATACGGACTCGGCTTCAGCACTCAGGACGATGAGATCGTTGTCGACTTCTTCTGCGGTGGCGGCGGTGCCGGTACCGGGCTGGAGATGGGGCTGGGCCGCGCGGTGAACGTCGCGAAGAACCACAGCCCGCAAGCGATCAGTATGCACACCGTGAATCACCCGGGCGCCGTGCACTACACCACCGACGTCTTCGAGGGTGATCCGGATACGGAGTGCGGCGGCAAGGCCGTTGGCTGGTTCCATATGTCTCCGGACTGCACGCATCACAGCCAGGCCGCCGGCGGACAGCCGCGCAAGCGCGAGATTCGAAACCTGTCGTGGATCGGCCTGAAGTGGGCCGGCAAGAAGAAGCCGCGCGTCATCAGCTTGGAGAACGTGAAGCAGATTCTCCAGTGGGGGCCGCTGATCGCCAAGCGCTGCAAGGCAACTGGCCGGGTGATGAAGTTGGGCGGGGCCATTGCCGAGCCCGGCGAAGTCGTACCGGTTCACCAGCAGTTTCTGGTGCCTGACCCGAAACGTCGCGGGCAAACATGGACAGTATTCGTCGCCGAGCTGGAGCGTCTGGGCTACGCCGTTGAATGGCGGGTGATCAAGGCCTGCGACTTCGGCGCTCCGACCAGCCGCGAGCGACTGTTCATGATCGCCCGCTGCGATGGTCAGCCGATCGTGTGGCCTGAGCCAACCCACGCGAAGAACCCGGCCAAGGGCCAAAAGAAGTGGCGCACCGCCGCCGAGTGCATCGACTGGAACATCCCGAGCAAAAGCATTTTCGACCGGGCAAAGCCGCTGGCACCGGCCACTCTTCGCCGAATCGCCAAGGGCATGAAGAAGTTCGTGATTGATGCGGCGGACCCGTTCATTGTGCCGATCGCGAACTGGTCCGGTGAAAGCGTGCAGTCGGCAGACGAACCGCTGCGCACCGTGACGGCGTGGCCGCGCGGCGGATCGTTTGCGATGGCGAGCCCCATCATTGCACCAGCAACCCATCAGGGCAGCGACCGGAACAACGATCCCCACGCCCCGTTGCCGACGGTGACCTGTGCGAATCGCGGCGAGCTGACGTTGATCAGTCCGGTGCTGGTCGGCGCCGGTGGCCCGGTATATGCCGGAAACCCAGTAGCGGCGGACAAGCCTCTCGGCACCTTGATGACGCGTGGCCACCGCGCGCTTGCCGCGGCTCACCTGGTGAAGTTTCGGTTCTCGGATGAAGGCAAAGCGCTCGACGAACCACTACCCACCATCACCAGCGGCGGCAACTATCAGCGCCCTGCCGGTGCTGCCCACGCCATGGGCATCTCAACTGTGTTCATGGCGCAAATGAATGGTGGCTTCAATACGACGGCAGCCAAGAGCATCAAGGATCCGATGACCACGGTCACCAACACCGGCAGCCAGCAGCAACTGGTGACGGCAAACCTGGTGCACTTGCGCGGCAACTGCGATGCGCGGGACGCGGCCGATCCGCTGCACACCATCAGCGCCGGCGGCACTCACCACGGGCTGGTCACCGCATTCATGGAGCGCCAGTTCGGCGCCAGCGTTCGCCAGGGCGTGGACGAACCGGCGCCGACCATCACAGCAGGCGGTGGCGGCAAGAGCTCGCTGGTCGAGCTGCAGCTCTCGCCAGAGGTTGAGGCCGGCGCATTACGGGTCGCGGCATTCCTGATCAGCTACTACGGCACCGAGAACATGAGCGCCGCCGACGCGCCAGCGCCAACCATCACCACCAAGGATCGGCTGGGACTGGTGACCGTCACTATCAAGGGCACGCCGTATGTGATCGTCGACATCTGTCTTCGGATGCTGCAACCGACCGAGTTGTACAAGGCTCAGGGATTCCCCGCCGACTACATCATCAGCCACGGCGCCGACGGCAAGCCATTCACCAAAACCCAGCAGGTCCACATGTGCGGCAACAGCGTAAGCCCTCCGCCGATGGCGGCGTTGGCTCGTGCCAACGACCCGTGGAAAGTCACGAAGACCCAGGCACAAGCAGCTTGAAGCCACCCCAGTTCTTTTAGTGACGACAGGATGGCGAGGAGAAGAGAAATAGCCTGAAGAATTTCGTTCAGTTTTTGCATTTTGGTATCACCGGTTTATTTGGGTGATACCGATTCTGTTGTCACGACTGAAACGAAACCTCTTGGGGTATTTCCAAATTAGATCCCGCCACTTCACCCGCCATCACGACAATTCACGAATCAATTACCGCTCGTCTGACGATCAATACAGAGGACGCCCCATGCCCACAGAAAAACGTCGGATAGCGGCGGCTTGGCTCGACGGTGCAGCGCAGATGGACGTCTTCCACGACGCCGCAACAGCCTAATCCCTCCCCCAACTCAACAGCCTGCCGGTGTACGGCGGGCGAGGAATTCGTATGTCTGAGAAAAATATCAAAGCCATCATGGACCAGGCGCAAGTGTTCGCCAGTAGCTGGTCGATGGTCGGCGGGCCGTTCGCCGCAGCCGATCAGCTTGAGCGCGCGGAAGAAGAAAAGTTTGAACTGCAGAAGCTCGTAACCAACGCGCTTGAAGGATCAGTCAGCGCCCCGCAGGACGTCGGTGAAATGATCCAGTCGTTACTGGCCTGGCACAAGCGGCAGGCCAACCAGTTGCAGATCATCAACGACAACGCAAAGGAAGGCGTGACGCTCCAACTCGGCATCGAGGATCCCGTGGAGATTGCTCTGACAAAGGACATGGCAAAGGGATTACGGATCGGCCTCGTGCTCGCCCTTGAGCGCCTCGGGAAACTGCCGATCAGCGTCAGCCATGACGGCGAAGACGACTTCGATCCTGACGAAGACGAATAACGCCACCCCATCACCACCTTCTGCCGCCACGCGCGGCATGGAGCATCACAATGACCATCCAGTTTCTGTCACACGAGGAGGTTTGCGAGCTCACCGGCGCGCGGACCAAGGCAGGTCAGATCCTCAACCTGAAAAAGAATGGCGTTCGCCATACGATTAAAGTGAACGGCTGGCCGAGTGTCACCGCGATGGCGGTCACCGCCGTCGGCGCATTTGAATCAGAAAAGCCCGTCTGGAAATCACGTAAGGCCAGCTGACATGGGAAGACGACCAAGTAAACCCGGCTCGATCGCCAGGCTGCGGGAACGCAAGAAAGCCAGCGGCCGGGTGTTCTACTACTACGACACGGGCGGAAAAGACCGAAAGGAAATTCCCCTGGGCAGCGACTACGGCTTGGCGATCATGGAATACGCGAAGCTAGAGCGCGATCGCACCGCAACCGATCTGGTCGCCAAGGTCATCACGTTCCGCTACGTCGCCGAAAAATACATGGTCGACATCGTCCCAACCAAAGGAACAGCCACCCAGGCTGATAACAAGCGCGAGCTGAAAAACCTGTTCGCTTTCTTTGACGATCCACCGGCACCGCTGGAAACGATCGAGCCATTGCACGTTCGCCAATACCTCACTTGGCGCAAGTCCGCGCCAGTGCGCGCGAACCGCGAAAAGGCTCTGCTCAGCGCGATCTGGAATTACGCCCGGGATAAGGGCTACACATCGCTTGCCAATCCATGCGCGGGCATCAAGGGCAACAAAGAGACCGGCCGGGACACATATGTCGAAGATGCGCTGTTCAAGCGCGTGCACGACAAGGCGGACGCGGGCCTACAAGACGCAATGGACCTCGCTTATTTGACCGGTCAAAGAGTGACCGATACCCGGTTGATGGACGAGCGCGATGTGCGCGACGGGCAGATTTGGGTGTTGCAGGGAAAGACTAAGGCAAAGCGTCGGATCGAGATCACTGGCGAGCTCAAGGTTTTGATTGATCGAATCATGTCCCGAAAGTCAGAACACAAGGTCCGCTCGACGCGGCTGATCGTTACAGAGGACGGCACACCAATGACGGTGGCGATGTTGCGCAGGAGGTTTGACTTGGCCAGGGAAGCGGCCGGGGTGGAGAAATCTGAATTTCAGATGCGGGATTTACGCGCCAAGGCAGGCACTGACAAGGCCGAATCCAGCGGTGACATCATGCAGGCCAGAGATCAACTCGGGCATACTACCGTGGTGATGACTGAGCAATACATACGCAATCGCATGGGCAAGAAAGTTACTCCCACCAAGTGAATTGCGGACCAACATCAAAATAGCGGACCAGAAACAAACAAGGGTTTGCATCAGCTTTCGCTCGCAAACCCTTGATTTAAGATGGTGCCCGAAGCCGGAATCGAACCGGCACGCCCTTACGAGCGGGGGATTTTAAGTCCCATGCGTCTACCAGTTTCGCCATTCGGGCGGTAGCGCGGTGTAGCCTTCCATTCAACTGCAGGGTCGCGATCCTGAGAGGATGCACGCTGAACAGCCGAGCGGGAAATATATACATCACTTCCCGGTGAAGCAAGTTTGCAATCGCCGTTTTCAAGACTAAATCTTGCTGCGGACTGCAAATAAAAAAGCTCCGTAAATCATGGATCTACGGAGCTTGTTTATAGTGGAGGCCGAGGTCGGAATCGAACCGGCGTAGGTGGATTTGCAATCCACTGCATAACCATTTTGCTACTCGGCCTCAAAACGTCTGTTATCAGTAGCACAACAACAAACGCGTTTTAACTTGGAGCGGGAAACGAGACTCGAACTCGCGACCCCGACCTTGGCAAGGTCGTGCTCTACCAACTGAGCTATTCCCGCTTGGTGATGCGCATTCTATAGAATTAAGAAGCTCCGTCAACCCCTTG